AGTATTGATATATCTCAGAGAAAACACCGCTTGTTGTGTCGCCGCAAAAAAGATGGTGGTCTACATTGCGATTCGATCTGGCACTAAACCACCCTGCCTGGATGTAGACATTGGGAAACTGAGGAACTTCAAAAAGGCCGTTACTGCTCGGAGTATATTGAAAACTCATTGTATCGGTTGGCGTCGAAGGCGAACAGTTGTTATAAGGAGTGCCTTGAAAATCAAAACTGGGGTGCCCCCCGACGTTTACCGCCGCCATCCATGTCGCATTGCTGGCGTTCACGGAAAGACCTGAAATGTCTGTGTTAAAAATGTGATTGTTCGGCAACATTTGGAAACCGCCAACCATGTGCTGCGCTGTAACGCTGGCTGGAGCCGTATAGACTCCGGTTCCTGCAACGATGCTGCCGTGACAGGCAGAGGCCGTTCCTGTGTTATCTGTACCCGCGCAAGCCCATGTGCCCGCCGCATCTGCTGTGAAGTTGATCGTTCCACCCTGGTTGACTACGGGCTGGCCTGGAGTAATTACAGGAGCCGTTCCGCTTGGAAAGGTAACCGTCGTGCTTGACGCCACATCCCCGAGGTATTGAACCAAGAGATGTGTACCATCCGTCTTGACCGCCACGAAATCCGTGTTGAGTGTTTTCGTCACGCCACCCACCGTCATTCCGGTGGAGGATGCCGACCAGTTGGAAATCAGCCATGCGGGACTGTGGAGAATTCCATTCGCTGAGATGCTCACTGTGTCTGCCGTGCGAGCGAGCGACCAATATCCCTGTAAGGCATCGAAGGTGCCGCCTGTGGCATTCGTCGGCGTCATTGTCGGCGGCGTCTTATACTCCGCCACGAAAGGGGAAGCGGTTGACTCACTGATGATTCCGTTGTCGCCGATGAATCGAGCATAAGTCCATGTTCGCGGAGTACCGGCAGCCAATGAAATAGCCGCATAAGTACAAGACGTGCGATACCCGCCCGAAAGATAGGTATATGGAGTGGTAGCAGAACATTGCTGCTCATTTTCGATGAACAAGGAATTTGCTTTGACGGTGTAGGAACTAAGCGTCGTGGATGTGCAACCGGAATTAGACGCTCCGTTACATAGATAGAGTTGCCCAGGCGTTGGTCCATTAGGAGTGGCGTGAGTATCGGCAGGAATAAACTCCCCGGCATTGGCGGAGTTCGCCGCCACTGGAGCATAGAGAATATAATCCTTTGCCCCGCCTACACCAGGAGCTTGGTAAATAAGGCTCCACGGAGACGGAGTTGCGGGATCGAATCCCCAGGGATAACTGACGCTGACCTCACCGGCAGCAACAAACCATCCAACCTCATGCAGGAAATCTTGGACGCTAATGTTCAGCGGACCTTTGCCGTCCGTGCCATCATAGGCGAGTTTTGCCTGTGTGAATAATTTTACTCCTCCCTGCCCTACGCCTGCACCCGCCCCGCCATGACGGTAAAATACCCATGTTTCCGTCAACACAATGCAGCAATCGGCGGGATTGCCGTAATAACCGACCTCCCTCAAATTCCCTGTCATGGTCAAAACTTTACGGACATTGTTATCCTCTGTGACTACAACCGTTCCGGGGCCTTCGGTAGCTTCCGGGTAGCGGTTGGTCGTGTCGCTGTTCAAGATGTTCCAGCGGTGATAATCGCCGCCAAACCCGTTGCGGAGGTTGTAGGTAGCGGAGGCGTCGTTCTTCAAATCATAGTAAGCTACGATCCCCTGGCACATCGTGAAACTCTGACTGCTGCCGCCACCCAGCTTGTTGCATTGGGTTGGATTCGGGATACCATCACCTATCTGAAACTGAGCATAACCAGGAAACGAAAAGGTGTAGTAATGCGCTTCCGCAGGAGCAGTTACCACGACGCTTGAAGCTGCGGAAATCTGCGCACTGGCTATTCTAGGAAGCAGAAGCAACAAAATTAGAATTACTTTGCGAGGCATTGATAATTTATCCAATAAGCTGTCGAAGTGGAAAGAGCTACACCGGCTGGGGTTGCTCCAGTAGCATTGGTCCATGTGAAAATGTCGCTCGTAGTGGATGGAGTTGTATCCCGGATCGTGACTAGCGAACCCCACTGACCCGCCCCGCCGTTGCTCGCCTCCATGACGCACGGAGGTTTGTTGGTGCCCATTGCGGCAGTAAAGGTCAGAGTGATCGTTCCTGTCAAGGCTGGTGCGCCGGTGCCCGTCGTGGCGATGATAATTCCGCCTTGATTATTACTGCCAGTATCCAAAGTACAAGAAGGAGAAGTACCGCCGCCGCTGGTGAACGTGCAGGTTGGGGCCGAACCGAACATCTGCAAACCGCCGCCAGTTAAAGGAAGGAATTCGGCTGTTTCCGCACGATTTGGACGGATAGAGATAGACTTCGCTCTTTGTGTACTAAGAGCAAGCCCCATAGATGTTCCTGACGAATCGCTTGCTTCGAGAATGTCCCAAGACGTTGATCCTACAGCGACGATCTCTACTCTTTGGTCATTGGTTCCGAATAAACTGTTCTGAAAAATTGCCAAACCGCCATTGTTGCTGTTCGTGTTGATGTCAAATTCATTCGCATTTGGCGCGACTAAATTGATGCCGTTTGTGTTGAAATTTATGGCGGTGCTTGTATTGCCGTTGATTAGTCCGGCCACGGCGGTAGCATGGACGATATTTGCGTCCGTTGCGGGAGCACTACCAGCCCCGCCACCGTAAACAAAAGCGTTCGTTCCCAGGAGCGCCGAGGAAGATTCAACTGTTGTAGAACTGAAATATGGAATGCCGCCGGAAGTCACAGTTCCAGAAACAGTCACCGGGAATACCGGAGCACTCGCGCAAGCCGCCCCCGCATCCGCTAATATCGTGCCGGTTGTCCCTGAAAACTTCACGCAATCATTGTTAGTGGAGGACGCAGGTAAGGCCGGGTTGCAAGCCACTTCCGCCCCGTTATTCCAGGAACAGATGTCGTGATGCGTGACGGAATCCGCCCGATGACAGTCTTGACCAGCAGTGGGTGTGCAAGCCGTCGAAGCTTCCGTTGCTGCTAGACAGCCGGTAGCCGTTCCACAGATGACAGGGGCCGTCCCGACGCTTACGCTTGAAGCCGAAATGATTGGTTCCGTGCAGCTAAATGTTGTTGCATTGTCGGTGCAGGACGATTGCTGCGTGATCGTCGTGGCCGTCGTACCTTTGGGAATCACGTTGTTGGCTTGGCCGGAGACACTGCCGCCACCGCCCCCGGCCCCCCAAGTGCAAGGAGCAGGTCCATTACACACCCTAGATGAATTACTGGTTACGTTGTAGTAAGTCGATCCCACAGCGGGATTCAAAATCTCTCCATCTGCATAAGCCAGGACTCCCGGACCTGGAGAAATCGAAATTGTCGGCGGTGTAGCGTTGACCGTTTGCGTGGCTCCCGTCACCGTAACGTTCGCCGTTGTGAAGCATGGACTCGTCGCCTGCGGGCAGAATTGGAACTTCCATAAAGAGTTTATAGGCGTGATGGCTGTGTTCGACGGAACGGAAATGGAATACGATCCTGTGCCTGTCAGCGTGCCCGTAATCGTGAAGTTCAAAAAACCGCCCGTCCAAACGTATTGAGGTTGAGGAACGTAAAGAGGATTTGGAACGAACGTGGCTGTTACCGTGCCGTTGTTCCAGGATTGTCCGCCAGCATCGGTTACCTGCCCGCTCACGTTCGTGGATTGTGCGTGAGCCAAGCACGGCGACAATAGCAACAACACAAGCAACCACTTTTTCATAAAAATCCTTTCACTCACAGTTACGGTATGACGCGAATCGAATATGTCTTTGCGCCCGGCGTCAATGCAATAATCGCAACCAAATTCACCGTCACCGTGTTTGCTGCCGTCACCGTACAAGTCGGCGTCGCTCCGAGAGCAGCCATGTTCGTACCGTCACTCGCCTGGGCCTCGCAGACCATTCCAGTTGTCGCTCCTGTCACTGTGGCTGTTCCAGATGCGCTGGCTCCCACAGCGAGTAAGCCGCCGCCAATAGAACCTGTCGTGCCAGCCATAATCCCAGACGTTGCGCTTAACTTCCAAGCGCCCGCAGTGCAAGTCCAGGCGTTTCCAGTCGCGCTGTCGGTATAGGTACTGCCGGAGATGCAAGCCCCAGTGGGTGCGCCGCTTCCGCTAGACGTTGAAGAACCAGCTAACTGCGCACGAACGGCGATTCCGGCAGGCAGTAGCCAGCCTAGAACAAACAGGAGATAGAGGTGACGCTTAGTAAGCATGGCACATTACCCTGATCGTATCGCTGCCAGCATAGCTTTGGAGCGCTGCGGCATCCGTGAAAAGCGTCAACACGACCGAGGTTGTACTCACCGCTCCGGTCTGTCTTACCAGGAAGTTGGTGGTTGATATTGCGCTCACCGTGTTGGCATCGCAGACCCATCCTGTTGTTGCTGCTGGCATCGTGACGGTGCAAGCGGAAGTAGGAGTCGTGCCCGTGCCGATGCTGAACGCCGCTGTGCCGTTGTTGGCTGAGATCGTGGCACCTGAGCCGCCGCAACCTGCGCCTGCAATCGTAGGAGCCGTGCTGTTCAGCAAAAGATTCGTGACGTTGAGGCCAGGAACCTTCAGATTGTTGGACGATACAACAGGGTTCGCTATGGTCCCGGCTACAGCAGGGGCCGTGAACGTAGCGACTCCTGATGTGGAGCCTCCCATACCAAGAATCCCGCCTGCACCGCCCGCCGCCCCTGCCTGAAATGCGTTGCTGCTGATTACAGCATTGGAAAGCGTCCCGGCAACTGCTGGTGCTGTCAAGGTGGCAATGCCGGAAGTTGATCCGCCTAAGCCGAGTACTCCACCAGCGGTTCCTGCCGCACCTACTTGCCAGGAATTGCTGCTAACTACAGCATTGGTCAAAGTGCCCGCTACTGCCGGGCCAGTGATGCTAGCGGTACCAGAAGTCGTGCCAAGAAGATTGATTGTTCCAGAGGTTCCACCCACCGCACCGATGGAAGTTACGCCACCCTTATCTACGCTAAACATCGTGACATTTCCAACCCGGAGGTTCTCCAAGAGCGAACCCGCCGCTGAAGATGTGTTGGTCACGTTTTCCACGATGCCTTGCCCCACTAGGCTCGCATTGTTCCAAGTCGATTCAAGTTGTATGATGGGCGGTCCAGTAGTCGCGGTTACTCCCGCTTGCTGCACCTCAAGGGGCACCGCTGTCGAGCCAGAGGCGGTGGAAACGTTGAGTTCCGCTTGATTGCCCAACAGATTTGTAAGCGTGCCACCCGTGGCAGCGGAAGTTTCGCCGTGCGTGAAACAATCTTGCGCGTCGTTCGTTTGAGCGCAGTTGAAGGTGACTGGGTTGTTGCCATCCGCAAACGTCGTTACGGCTCCCGTGGGGCTGACGACTTGATTGAGCGGGATGTTGGGAAGATCACCCGTGGCAATCGCGCGAAATGCCGGACGAGTCGCCGTGGCCGTGGCGAAAAGAGCTTGCGTAGTAGTCGTGCTATTCGCCGCCCGTACTAGCGGAAGAACGGCGTCATTGTTGTAGGTACATTCGACCGCATGGGCTGTTGAATCCGCGTAGCAGGCGTCAAAACTGCCCACTGCAAAATTAGCCGGGGCAGCGGCAATCTCGGGCAGCTTCCAAGTAGAAAAATTCATCTGCGCGAAGGCGGCAGGAGTAGACGTATGGTATTCGAGAGAGCAAGTGAACGAATTATTGCAGATATTCGGAGGACTCACATTGGCAAAGGCCCCGGTAAACAAGCCGTCAATGTCACAGTTGGTGCCACAGTTGAAGGGCAGCCCTGAATAAGTGCGTCCTCCAACTCCTCCGAAAATGGCGAACCCTTTTGCAGACCCGCTCCCAAAGCTAAACCAGTTTGCCGCAGTCGTTCCGCCACTGGTATCGTCGGTGATATCGCCACCCTTGAGCAGCAACTTGGTGGAAGTTCCGCCGGTCACATAGACTAAATTCGTTGTCCCGTTATTCTCCCAATGCACATCCGTCGTCATTAATACGGCATTGCTAACGCCGCTACCGAGCGCGATTCCCGCAACCGTGTTTGAGTCGATGGAACCGCCCTCAATGCTGATGTCGCCCGAGGTCGTGGCATTATTGAACTGAATCCCCGTGCCGTTCACAACGATAGTGGTGTTGGTAAAGACATCGTTCTCATGCGCCACGGTAAGCGCATAATTTATCCCCGTACTGTTGTATGAGATGACGCTGTTTAGAAAATGAACACCCCATCCAAAACCAGTCGCATCGTTGAACTGCACTCCAGTCCCGAATCCCTGCACCATGAAATTTAGAAATAGAGCACGCCGGATACCGCCATTCGTTAAGCCTATATTCAAACCGATAGCGGAAGACCCGCACCCGCCGTTTGTGGCGCAAGCATTGTTCACTAGGCCAAGATTCTGGATGCCAGCGCCAGGCGTATAAGCGCCTCCCGTAGTGGGGGTCCAATCGAGAGTGAAGGCAGCGGTGGCCGTTGTGGGTGTGTAGTTGATGCACGCGCCGTCTGTAATCACGTTGGAACTGTTAGCGGTGAGCGATCCCGTGCCGATGACCGTTACGGCCTTGCCCGACACATTGAGATTGGCGGTAGAAGTCGCGTTGTAGCAGCCTCCCCCTAGCTGCGGACTAACATTGATGACACCCCCAGCAGTGGGCAGTGCAGCGTAACCATTCCCGATCTGCGCGAGAATGTCCGCACCGGGAAACCACAGGGCTTGTATAACGTTTGCTAAAGCGCCTAGTACAAGTGTTCCCGTCCCCGCGAATATCTGCACAGGCGGGGCCAGAATCGGCCCGTTGATCGTGAGCGTAAATCCAGTCGTGGTGATCTGCGCTGGCGGCATGAACCTGAGTGTTACCCCGGACGCGCAGGTTACACTCGCATTCATAACTATTGCTTGAGATATAGTTACCGTTCCCGATGCTCCAGCGGCGGCACAAGCTGCTGTTAGGCCCGCGCTTGTGGCAGGATAGGTCGTGCCGTCGATGTAGAAGATGCCGTTTAATTTGGGAGTCGCTACTGGTTCTGGTGTGATGACTGTGGTTCCGTTGTCCGTCAAGCTGGAAGCTGTCACTAAGCCGTTCGTGACATTGGTCTGTTTTAGGATGGTGTTTGCAGCCGGTGCGGAAGCCTCAGCGAGACACAAGGCATCGGCATTATTTTCAAAGATGTGACAGTTGTTATTCGTCGTGTCGAGGCCGATAGTTGAGTTCACATTTGTCGTGAAGCCAGCCGCCTCGGGTATTTCCATTGTGACCGCGCTGAAATCCTGCAATCCTGCCGTATATACATTGGAATTTCCAAGTATTCCAGTTCCAGCAATCAGGCTACCCAAATTCCCTGTCCCCGTAATCCCTGCGCTGAATGTGCCGAGGCCAGCAGCCGTGATGCCGCCAAGTCCAAGCGTCAAAAGGCCGCTTCCAGAGTTGTAAGTGAAGTTGTTGCTACCTGCGATTGAATTTACTCCGCTTCCGAATGCAACTTGCATGTTTCCGAGAGTGCCCGTGACACCGCCGCCAATCGAAAGCCAGGTACAGACCGGCACATTACAAATATGCTGCGTTGAGTCCGTCAAGTTGAAGTACGTGGCTCCCTGCTTGGCCCCAAATATCTCCGCATCCGTATAGGCCGCATAGAATCCCGGAAAAGATACGCTTACGACAATCGCAGGCGGAGTTACAGCGGAGGTGATGTTCTGCGTCGCTCCTGTGATGGTCAGGTTCTTTTGGTAGCAGCCATTAGTAGCCGTGGCCGCAGGGCAGACTTGGAACGTCCATTGCGAACCGGAAGGCGCAATCGTCAGGTTATCCGGTACGGCAACGCCTGCGAAAGAGCCTGTATTGTCAAGGTTTCCTGAGATGATCTGGTTTTTGTTGAACGCTACACCATTCTGAAAGTAGTTGGCCGTGGGATTGGACGGCGAAGGCAAGAACGTCAGACTGTAGGTCCCATTCTTCCACACCACGCTTCCGGCGTCGGTGATCGTGCCGCTCACACTAGTCGTTTGGGCATAGGCCGTCTGAGCCAAGAGCAATGCAAGCACGAGCGCGAGCTTCTTAAACATCAATCGTCTACCTCTTTCTTTCACTGTGACTGGCAGAAACTCCCCGGCTGAATCGTCAGGCCGTTCGCTACAGTCACTTGACTTCGCGCCAGTAAAGTCACGTTTCCAGCCGTAGCGCCGTTGGTGACGCTAAACGTGACCAAAGCATCAAAGTCAGTCGCCGCCGTCCCAACCGCCGCACCAAGAGATGTGCTATAAGCGCCGGATGCTTCCGAACTGATCGGGGCCGTTCCCGTCGTCACCGGGAGCAATAAAGAATAGTGCAACGCGGTGAATCCTGCTGGCCCTGTAAATTCGATGTTAAGACCACCTGTCGCCGCCGATTGATAATACAGGTGGCAAGTGACATCCAACTGATCGTTGGCGTCCACGTTCCACAGGAAGGGTTCGCCGCTGCCGCCCACGACGACGGTAAATGTGTTCGTGGCATTTGCGTAGGCCGTGCCGGTGAGAGTGGTCTTGCCGTTGACCGTGCCCGCTCCCGTGTAGACTGCGGTCCCTACCTGCACCATTTGGTCGGTGCCGTCTTTATAAAGCTGGCCGGCGTTGTTGTAGTTGAAGCCTGTACCCTGGCTGAACATTGAGTTGTGGCTGGAGTAGGCGCGGGCGCTCGCTGCGGTGAGGCAGATGTCAGAAGTGTTCGTGCCCAGCCGGTTGCCGAGGTTGTTCCCGACAAACACGGCAGAGGTATTCGCCGCTCCTGTGTAAGCGCATCCGGTGCCGTTGCCGAAGATCGTGACTCCTAAAATCTGCCAAGCCTCCGGGGTTCCCTGCGCGACGTTGGTGATCGCCGAGCAGTTCGCGCCGGTACAGCTAATCGTCCCGCCAATCAACTGCCCACCGAAATCGAACAACTTCGCGCCGTTGACGCTGCCGTTAAACTGTCCGTGAATGATGCTCTGCGTTTTCCACTGATCGTAAAGGCCCACCGCGCAATTCTTACTTACTGGATTGATAGCCGTCGTGCCGTCGATCTGGCTTGCCCAACAAGCCGTGGGAATGCTGGTGGCGACAAAGTTGTCTATACGCACGTTCTCAACTGGGTTGCCCGTAATGCTGGCCATGAAGTTCTGGTTGCTGGTGCTATTCGCTACTTCGGGGCCGGGAACGACTTTGAAGTCGTGGACATAGGCTGTATTATTCGCCATTCCCAAAACTTGGCTTGTAGTAGCGGTCGTCGCAAACGGCGGAAACCACAACTGCGTGGATTCCTGCCCGTCACCCATCAGCGTGAAGGGGCTGGTACTGGAGGCAAATATGCCGCTGTTAAAAATCTGGTGGTTGTCCCACATGTACACGCCGGTATTGGTGACCGGAAAATAGAGCGTCTGGCCTGCCGTGAGCGCCAGTTCCGCCGCATGAATCGCCGCGTAGTTGTTGGTCCCGATGTGGCATTGCTGCGTGCCCACGGTCTGAGTGGCGTTGCCGCTCAGCACGATGTCGCTGGTGTCGGTGACACTTGAAATCGTGCCCAGCGTGAAGGCGTTCCCATTGTTGGAGTTGTAGATGTAGATTTCCTTGCCCGCATCGGATGGCAGAAACAGCGCGGCACTCGTCACATTGGGGGTTGTGTTGGTAACGCCGCACAGCACGTCGCGACCGTCGTCCACGGCGAAGTAAGGGGACTGCGTGATGTTGACCCACTTCGTCGGCGCTCCACCCACTACACCGCCAGCCACAGCCCAAGTACAAGGAGCGGGTCCGTTGCACACTCTTTGTGCGTTGCTCGTCACGTTGTAGTACGTCGATCCAATGATGGGATTCAGAATCTCCGCGTCCGCATACGCCAGAACTCCCGGACCGGGAGATATGGAGATCGCGGGAGGCGTGGCGTTCACCGTCTGCGTTGCGCCAGTCACGGTAACATTTCCTGTCGTGAAGCATGGGCTTGTCGCCTGCGGACAAAACTGAAATTTCCAGGAAGAGTTTACGGGCGTGATCGCACTGTTCGACGGCACGGAGATTGAATAGGAGCCAGTTCCCGTGAGCGTGCCTGTGATCGTGAAGTTGAGAGCGCCGCCCGTCCACACATATTGAGGCTGCGGAACGTAGAGAGGATTCGGGACAAATGAGGCCGTCACCGTGCCATTGTTCCAGGATTGACCTCCAGCGTCGATGACTTGCCCGCTAACGGTTGTGGACTGCGCCCAAGTTGACCGAGCCAGAGTCAACAAGATCGCCAACAACAAAATCCTTTTGTACATCCTTAATCTCCGTAAACTGGTTTCAACCAGCCATTTGCCTCAAGTTCGTTGTAACGCTTAGCCGTCAGGTTGCGAATATCCGTCCGGTACTGAAGGTTTGGCACGCGGATCGCTTCGATGACGGCCTTCACATGGTCGAAAGCCATGCCAATCGTCTCTCCGCACCCAATGGCCGCACCCAAAAATCCACTTACGCCCGCTGTCTCAAACTTATCTTCGTCCATCTCGTTCACGCGCATGTCCATCGCATAGAAACTTGTCAGCAATTTCCGGTTCATGCCCTCAATCGGGATGCCCGCGCGAAAATGTTTTCTGGGGATTCCATCGCCCAGTCCCGGCTCGTGCGGCTCGTTGGGATACGGGGGCACCGACAGGCGTACCGATGCAGAAAAGGAATGCCGTGGAGTAAGGTCAGGGAGGCTCTCGCCTCGGGTAAGGGCGCAAATGAATTTTCCAAAATCCATCGGCAGAAGGTGAGCGACGTTACAGGTACCCTCATAACCCACTCGGGGTGTCCATTCGAGTCCAAAGACTTCTCCCTCTGTAGCAATAGAGTTCAGGTCGATCATGCCGACGTAGCCCGCATCGTGCAGCGCGTGCAAGGCTTTCTTTAGCCCCAGACAGAACAGCGCATTCTCGCGTTCCGGCGCGAAGACCAGGTTCCCGGAGCATCCCGTGGCTGGCCCCAGATCACCATTCATAAATTTCTTGCATTCGAGCGTGTGATTCAGGAAATAGTAGCCGTTGCCGTTCATCCACACTTCGGTTGAGACTTCCGTTCCGCGAACGAACTCTTGCAGGATGAACTCAGTTATGGGATTGTTTCGCCACAGCACTTCGATGTAGCGCAGCAAATCTTCCGCCGACGTGCTGACGTAAGTCGAAGCAGTGTCGGCCTTCTTCCCGCACGGTTTGAACACGTAGGTCTTTTTTGTTTTCTTGATGAAGCGGATGGCGTCGGCTACGTCGGTGAAGTGCTCGTAGGGAGGAACTTTGATCCCGGCTTGCTCCATGAACTGAATGCCGAAGAGTCTGTCATCCTCCAGTTGATCCGCGAAGCTGGAATCTCCGAGCGTCGGAACTTTCTGCGCCACCTCGTCGGCGAGCTTGCCAGAGCCAGTCTGATCAAACAGGATAACGTCGTATTCTTCGGGTTCGTACATCGCGGATTCGGAAGTTTGTTCGATCAAACCTCGCAGAACATCGCGCCCCGAATCCTTCTCGACGGAAAGCGAAACATCATGGCCTGCTTGCTTCATTAGCCAAGCCAGCCAAGCGCCTTCTCCGAACTTCGACAGAACACAAATTTTCAGGACTCACCCCGTTATTTCGGCGTCGAAGAATGGTCCAGGCCATACGACCTTCGCATCGTCTTTGTGTGGTCCTGTATTCCCGTGCGCGTGCGCGATTGCGAAAATTCCGCGTTCGGCACGTTTGTTGCAATCGGTGCGCCGCCGACATCGGAACCCCCGTCTCGAACTGGACTGGTCGTTGATTCTTCGTCGATTATTTTTGTCGCTTGGTTCGCGTAATTCTTTGCATCTTCCTTCGTTCCGAAAAAACTCATATTGCCTCCTCAGTCTGGTTTCGCGTGCGGATGTTTCCTGTCTCCACTGCTGAAAACCCTGTTTCCCCAAACGAGATTGGAATGCTGCATTCCCGTGCGGGTGCGCCCCATGTGGCTAGGCACGTCCACGCGCCCCACATCCACGGGAACGTTCGCGCTCTGTTCAGAAATCGGAACAGCCTTGCCGCCCTTCGGTTTCTTGATCTTCGCCATGCGGGAGGTTTCGCTCATAAGTTCACGCTTCCTTTTGCGCTGGAATTATACGATACTTGGTCCCATGCTAGACGTGCTAATCGCCCTCTTTGGTGTCTTCCTTATCGCATTGATTACTGCGTGGGAGGACCGGATTGTTGAGGCGATTGCTTCGATTCCATGGCTGCTCCTCCGAATCTTGCGGTTAGTGCCATCAGGTCACCAACGCTCCCTCTAGCCAATGCGTCCGCGATTTTGGATTTAACGACCGCTGACGTTGTCCGCCAGAGTGGGCTTCGAATAGCCTGAGCCGTCAGCCCTGTAAGCGTAGCGATAACACCCGCTTCGATTCCCGCAGTGCTGCTGTGAGTCGCAACGCCCGTCGCCAATCCCACGCTTCCCGCGAGCGGACTGAGGACTTTCACAAGACCGCCAGCCTGTCCCGTTCGCCGTAATGCCGATTGTGATGTAACTCTCTGTACGTCCAGCCAAAAACTGATTTCCTTGTTCAGAGCGCCGATGTCAGGGGCTTTGTTCAAAATTCCGCGAATCGAATCAGCCGCCTTCTGCTGGGCTGCCAGAGTGTAGTTGGTGGATAAATCCTTCCCTGCATATCCGCCAGCCTTCGCTACTGGGTCTTCAAAGATTTGCCGCAATCGGCGCAGAGTGTTGGGCGAAACATCTGGGCCGTATTGCTTCACGATGTCTTGCAACCCTTCAATCGCATTGACTGCTTGCGGCTGCGCTACGACGCCTTGAGGCATGTAGGTTTGCTTCAATTTTTCAAGGTCCGCGATTACTTTTGTTCCAGCATCTTGAATCGGTCCTGTCCCTTGCGCTTTCCCGTAGGCAGTGCTGAGTTTGGGATTGATCTCCGCTATCTTCTGAGTCGCTTTCTTTTCGAGGCCCTCAAGACTTCCGACTTCCCCGCGCTTGAGCAAACCAGGAACAATGTCCTTCGTAATCTCTTTGTTGATTTGCGTTGTCGGAGCGAGCGCCCGCTCATATTGCGTGGTAGCCGCTCTCTTCAATGGCCCTGCGAGACCTGGAAGAACTTCCGTAGCTGCCTGAATTCCAGCTTGCGTGACGCCTTGCCTCGTGATGTCTTGCGCCGCCTCTCCCCCAGTTTGCGGAACGTTGGGATACCCGAGCGCACGCCGCATGAGTTGCTGAAGACCTGCGCCGCCAGCACCGCCCATACCTGCGCCGCCAATCGCTCCCGCAGGTCCGCCTTCTGAGCCAACCATAGCTCCAATTGTCGCTCCCGCTGCTGGGGCCACATCCGCCGTGCTTGCTCCCGCTCGCCACAATCCCTGCTTGAACCATTCCTTTGTGAACGGTTTCGGCTGTGCGCGGATTCCCGTGGCCTTCGAGAGCGTCTGGTTAAATTCGTTGGGAGGAGTTGCTTGTGCCTGAACCGCAGTGCCTCCGTACTTCTTTGCCAAATCATCCAAGCTAGACGCCGCAATGACGCCGCCATGCTTCTGCGCGAGCGCATCGAAATCAACGGTTTGTGTGCCGTTCGGCATTAGGGAATTTTCGCTTCTTTCTTAAACGAGTCCAAAGACTTCTGATCCTTGAAGGTGTAGGTTTTTCCCCCAGCCGTAACGCTGAAACTACCAATACCAGCGGCCTTCCCCGGATGCGCGATGCCGGTTTTGAGTATTTTCACTTGATTATCGAACGCATCCAACTGCTTGTTCATCATTTCCTTGCTGCCCGAGCGAATCCCCGGAATCATCGAACGAATCGCCGTGCGCAAGTCCTGAGCGCCCGCGCCCATGCCTGCCACGTTTCTTAGCGACATGGCCCGCTCGTTCAACTGTCGCGCCCAGATTACGAAGTCTTGCTGCTTCTCCGTCAAATTCTGCGTTGCCAGAGTAGACAGTTCCGTATTCGCCAGCGTGGGGTCTTCCGATGACATCGCATAGTACAGTTTCGCAATCTGGTCAGGAGTGAATTTCTTGTCCAGAGCGTTGATCGCCTCACGGGTCTTCTGGGAAGCCACCTGAATGTCATTGATCTGCGCCTCGCGCGGCTTCAGCTTGATGCCTTCCCCGGCTCCGGCCATCCCTTGTTCAATGGCCTTCTTTGCGGTCGTGTAGAACACGTTCCCATCCGCGTCCATTGCCTGAACCGGACGGTATTCGTTGAATGCCTTCGCCCGCGCTTCCCCAGAGATGGCGGCTTTCTCCTCTTGCTTGGCGAAAACCGCCTTTCCCCAGGTCGTCAGTTCCTTGCCGTACTCGGGATCGCTCCTCCCTCCTTTGAATTTACCGGGATCGGGCGGATCGCCGACCATAGCCGCAATCGCCGGATCAACACGCAAGAATTGCTTTTCCTTCGCGCCGTTAACGGCAACGTCGAACATCTTCTGATCTTCCGGCTTCCACTCGGGATCGCCGGGCATTACGGGCTTGCCAGCATGGAATACACCAGCAGGCATCCCGTTTGCCATGTAGACTTGACCTTCCTTCGCCGCCGTTTTCCCTTTCACCGCTTCGCCAGTATCGGTATCGCGCAGTTGATGCGCGTCGGAACGGTCGTTCTTGTTCACCGCCCAGATGGACCCGTCCGCCGCTGGGATGTACTGATACTTCTGGCGGGCTTCGACTAGCGTCTTTTCGAGCGTCGAGAGTTCATTGACCTGCTTGATGTCAAACACACCCGTAGTCGTGGGAGCCTTGTTGATGATTTCCTGCTCCATCTTCTTTTGCTCGTCAGGCGTGTATTGCGTCTGCTGGCCCTTCACCTTGTCGATCAGGCTCTTGAATATCTTCTGAATTCCGCCCTTCGCTTGCTGTTTTTGCTGGTCTTTCTGCTGCGTCTCGGCGGCTACGCGCTTCAAGGCTTCGCCATGCACGGTCGTCTTGTCGGGGTTCAGCCAATCCTGATTGAGCGCCTTCGCCATGAGTTTCAATTTCTTCGGATCGCCGAACACCACATCCAGTTTTCCTTGCGCCGACTTCAACGCTTCCTGGTCGCCGCTCTGTTGCGCCGCGTAATACTCGTTCAAGGCTGATTGCGCGTACTCCCAATCCGCCGTGGCCTTCGTGATTTGCTGTTCTTTTTGGCGGTTGACCGCATTGCGAATCATCGACTGCACGCCGTACATCAACCGTTCCGCTCCCCAGGCGTGAGGATTTGGCCCGCTAGTCATGTATGAAGGCGGGTTCATCGGATTAGCTGTGCCGGGAAGAGATACCGGGTGAGGTGTGCCAGCGGCTCTCTTTTGAGTAGCTGCCTGCGTCAACGCGGCAAGAATTCTCTTGGTCTGCTCGTCCACGCCTCCGCTCGTCGGCCCGCTTTGCGACTGCATGAACGGCGGTGTGCCAGGAACTTGTTCCTGCCCCGGCACTGCGGTTTGTAGTCCGTCTGGCATTTCTAGTCCTTAAAAACCAGCGAGAGCACCCGCTATCGTATCAAGTACCCCAGTATTCGCGTTGGGATTCGATGCTGTAATCGCGGCAGATGCGCCTGAAGCACCTGACCCGGCAAGACCCAGACCGCCCATAATCTTGTCCCAGATGCTCGGTCCCGGAGATGTCTTAGTCGCCGATCCCATCATCACGTCCATGTAGTTTGTGAGCGCCTGCTCGTACATCTGCGTGATCAGTTCTCCTTCGTTCAGGTTCACACGCGAAAGATAATCCCCCAAGCCGATCTGAGCGCCGCTCCCGAACCTGTTCCCCGATGCGCTGAACTGCGACATCAAATCTTCTTCCCCGCGCTGAATGCCAGGCTGCAACGATGCGAGCAAATTACTTATCGCCTGCTGATTGTAGCCCGCTCCTCCCTGCAAGAAATTGAAAATCATTCCGGCCATGCCGGGACCGTAAGCATTCTTCAAGTCCGTCCAAAGTTGATGCTGCTGCTTGTCGCCGGTAGGAAAACCAAACATCGTGCTGCCGGGTGAACCAGGGGCGGCATTCAAGGGTCCGGCTCCCGTTGAGGTATACGGCCCAGTGTTCGCGGGGAAATTAGGCGGCGCAGTCGCGGGTGCAGCACCAGGCGTAGCAGGCACTACGTCGTATGGGTTGCCGCTTCCCGCCACGTTCGGAGAAAGATTCGTTTTCGGCAATAGAGGATTAGCGCCCTGAGTATTCGTCTGCTGCACGCCAGGCAACGCGATTTGATTGCCAGTTGGATTTTGTCCAGCGATGAAGTTTTGAAACAACGGGTTGATCGTGCTTCCCATTAGTATCTCGCCACGATAGGCGTAATTTGAATGGTAGACAATCGCCTATCCCGTTCTTGTTGCAGGACTCTCGCCGCAATCAAACCGGGTCTTCCAAGTGTCCCGTCTTTCATTTGGCTCGCCGGATCGCCGTATAATGCCTTGTGAAGGTAGTCTGCCTGATCGTTCCAGCGCAGCTTGATGGCTCCCCGCTCCGCCGCTGCCATCGAAAGAATGTCGAACCACGAATTCGGAATATAGACGGGCGATTGCTGCAAACTATCCTCGTTGAAGGGGTGCCTCAACTGATAGGGCAAATACGTAAGAAAGTTTTGCCCCGGTTGCGTACCGAACCAAAACTGATCTCCGAAGCGCGTATACTTGAACGGAATCCCTCCCGGAATTCCAAGCAAGGGAGCAATCGCTTTTGGCGTGAGATAATCCATCGGATAAGGCACGTTATTCAGCGTGGAAGCTGTTCCGACCGTTGCTCCCGTCAGGAAAATTACCGGGTCTTCCATCAACGTCACATCGTCGCCCGCATTCAGAAACGCGCTGACTTTGTACTTGTAGTTGCTTCCGCCGATGCCCAGCCCCGGTCCAATCGTCACCATCGGCGGATTCGGCTGCCGCAATTCCTCGAATGGCATACTCTCGGTGATTTCGCGCAGCGCGTCCCGAATCCATGCCGAAGGCCGCATTTCGGGATTGGAGTTCGATTCGTTCACGTCTTGGCGATTCTGTAGGTCGGACTGGACCTTGGGGATAAGGTCGCTGATTTTCGCCGTTGATGCGCCGGGGAGATTCATCCTGCTAGACAAAGCTCCAAATTGCCAGAGGTCGTCGATCCAGTAGTTATCGTCATGGCTGTGATTCCTGGAGCTATCGCACTAATGGTCACAGCGCTTAATAAAGGAGATATATATAAGAAGACTCCCCCAACATCCAGATTCAATGCAGCGATTAAACCACCGCCAGTTGGAGTGATGTTTATTACAACATTCCCAGAACCTTGACCTCCAAAATTTCTTACGAATACAACAGCCCAAGAAATTACTGGTGCGATAGGAGTAAATCCGGTCAATCCTCCCGCTGCTACGTTTACATATCCCTGATATTGAACCTCTAGAGCTTTGAAGTTTATGCTCGGAACAACGCGATTCACGATTTGCGCACTCGAAACTATATCGCTAACCGAAAGCGTCGCTCCTGCAGTAACTATACTCGTCGGATTGGGAAGCGCCATCTCTCCTCACTTCGCTACGAAAACTTCCGTGTTGATCGTGCCCGCCGATGCCGTCAAGGTCATGGCCGTAAATCCGCCCGCGCCCTCTGTCGGCTGAAGATAGATAAACACACCGCCCGGCACAAGCAAGAACGTGCTCGAACCAGCCGCACCTACAGCCGTCCACGCAACGGTCAGATTTGCCGCCGCGTCCAGATTCTTCACAAACGCGCACCAGCACGTCGCCGCTGGCAGTGTGACCGCCGAACCTGCCGCCAACGCTTGAAAGAACGGGTCGTAGAATACAACCGTTCCGGCGAGCGTTGGGTTATTCAGGTTGCGCGTGACGATGGTCGCGCTCGGCGAAAGCGTCGTGTCTGTCGCGCTGAGCGTGGCGTTCAAAAGAACGGAGATATTCGGCACTTCGCCTCCTAAATTACCACGACATTATAATCCGCTGTCGCAGTCGTGCAGCGCAGTGTGATCGTGGTTTTTGTCCACGCGGTTACGCTGGAACGGTACAACAATCCGCCGTTGTTCGTATCCTGCGCCGCAATCGTGATCGGAATTCTGCCTAAACTGTGGGTGATGGTGAAATCCGTGTTCGCCGCTCCCGGAGTCGTCCCGCTCGCTTTCCAGCACTGGATATTTCTTCCAGGTTCTTTGTTTGTCATCGTGTCGCCGAAGCTGACATTTCCTGCGAGCACTCGCGAATGGTTGATCATCCAGTCATGCAAGCCCTTCAACGTCAGATTCGAGAGTACGATGCGTTGGGCTTTCAAGCGTATTCCCCTGTCTCTACTCGTCCGCACAGCAGAACTTTAGCAATCGAAAGAGGTCCGGCTCCAGCCGCCCGCGTGATCATCAACTGAATGTTTTGCGCTGAAAGAGAAATCCCCACGAATATCGTCATCAACTTCCCCGTCGCCAGAGCGTTGCCCATCTGAACAACTTGCATCGAGCCTTGTCCGGTCAGACCTCCCACCACCTGATTGTCCTGCGTTCCCGTCAACGTGAAGACAGCCGTGACCAGTCCCAAGTCCCGATAGGTCACAATGACCCGGCTGATCGTCGGCGTCCTGCCCTGCATGACATCCTCGACCTTGAACGCATAAAACGAACTAGCAAGCGGATCGTTATAGCCTCCCGCTGGGTCGAAAGCGTAGAACCCGATGATGCCCGTGACGGCGTTCTGCATCGGGTAGAGCGTGAGTCTGCTTGTTGTTGCGACGCCACCCGTCGATTGCGCCACGCATCACTCCTCACTCAATTCGGATTCCCGCCACGGAATGGACCTCGACCAACTCCGCCCCCTCCGCTGCCACTCCCGCTACTGCCGCCCCCAGTAACACCCGTTCCTACCGGCTGCGCTCCGATAGGCAGGCTCCCTAGCGTGCCTGTCCATACTTCTTCACATCGGCCCGTCTGAAGAAGTCCCGGCGTATCGAACGCCATCCAGTTCTTGTCTTCGATGGAGTACCAATAGTGTCGCGTGAACGTCGTCAGAGGAATCGAAATCCTGTAGGTCAAGTAAACGTAGCCAAGTCTCTCCGTGGGAACGATGGCCGCTGTAGGAACTCCGCTCGTCAAAGCCAAGTCCGCCATGATCGCGTCTCGAGCTTTCCCTCCAATCGCCTCGAAACTCGCCACGCCCATTTGATAGATTTGCTCAACCGAGATGAAGCACACGATGGAACCGTAACTGTGGATCGACCAGGAGTAGACGTTGCCGATTCCATGATTGGACGCCCAGAGATGATCGAACTGAAACGGTACGAGAGAACTTCCCGTTGGCGTAAAGAACGTGATTCCATTGGTGCGGAACAGGTAGCCGCTGACACCAATCGTGACAAGTCCCGTGATGGCGTCCGGCACATCGAGGAAATCGTTCTCTCCCGCGCTGGTATTGGACGCGAAATCCCACTGCGTTGGTATTCCGTTTGCGCTCCACCATAGACGGTTTGGGAAACTGTAGATGGTTCCGTTGGGATTATCGAGAAGCGAAATGTTGGCGAGCAAGAGTTGGTTGTTCAACTCTCCGAGAAATAATCCCCCAAACGAAAGCGGACCCGTGGAACCCGGCACGATGGTCGGCGCATCCGCTGTCGCTATCGCCGCAACCGAAGTTGCGCCGGGCGCACCGGAATTAGAAGCTGTGGGCGACGTAGCGATGCCGTCCCACGACGAGAGAAACGTTCCTCCGTTCGTGTAGTAAAGAACGTTGGCGAATGCCTGATACGCGACAGGATTCCCAGCAACCAGATTCGGACCGCCGAGAATCGACCACGGCGACAGCGCACCAGGAGGAAGTCCCGAGGGAGCTAGTTGCCACAGCCCGCGCGTATTCCAGCCTACAGTGTGTGTAACGGAATTTACGTCGTTGAAACTATAAAGACCGAGCGCCGGGTTGATGGCATCCATTCCGGCGTACTGGAGCGCGAAACTCGCACGCGACCGAAGCTCTTTGTTTCTGATTTGGAAATTGTTTGCGAAAGGAGTGCAATTGTCAGGAATTTCGGTCTCAGGCTCCTGGACGTTGAGGCCTCCGTCGAAGCCTTTGTAAGTTATTTCGAAGTATCCAGCCTTGCCCCATTGAATCGACACATGCGCCCCTCAGTTGATCGTGATCTGGAGCGTTCCTGATCCAGTAAATGTATTGATAACGAGTCCGCGAATCCAAAACACCTTGCCGTATGTGTAAGGTCCGATAGGTGGTGCTGCTGCCGATGTTGGTTTCCACACTAAGTTACCGAATACATCCGTCAGAGACAGCGTATCTCCCGCCGCTTGGGGCGACCAAAGAATTTGCTCCGCACGAATCATGTCTAAGTACGCGGCTGGCGTGAGCATGTTCCCCGTTGCCCCCGTGTTCGCCAACCCTCGATTCTTCATTTGGTTCTGAAGCAAGACCGTCGTCGCGCTCGGAACGTTTACCACACGATAGCCGCCTGCATAGTTTCCAATCGTCCCGCCCTGCAAGCTGATTGCCTGCCCGCTCGAACCCACCGCAAATCCGTGCGCCGCGCTCGTGACCAGCAACGACTCGCCTTGATTGACGATGCTCGTCAAGGCAAGCGTAGTCGCCGCATCAGCGGCTACGAAACTCCAGGGATTAGCGGCTATTTGAGCCATAGGAACTCAGTCGTAATTGAACGCACAACTTAGCGTCATTCCAATAATGTCTATCGTCGTAGCCGCTCCCACATTGAAATCCATCTCGATGGCGACCAGCGTATTCGGAGTAACGATGAAACCGCGATTTGCTATCGGCACCGGAATGGGCGTCGTGTACGCCTGCGCATTTGTCGCCGTTTGCAAGTTGTTGGTCGCCTGAGCGATCAATGTCGTGACTGTTGGAGCCGTGAGATTCGGATACTGGACCGCAAACATTCCAATTGTCGGAACGGTCAGGTTCGCTCCGGTAATTAGGTAAGTCACCTGCAAGGCCGTCAGAGAAATTCCCTTGGGTCTCGCCACCGTCACGGGCGTCAGTTGCGATAGCCCTGTGAACGGAGGGCGTCCGCTCACGTCGGCTGGAGTCGTGAATATGTTCTGCGTGATGGGAGCGCCGCCCGTAGCCGCCCCGGTATGCGCGTTGGCGAGCTTATTCACGGTGATGTGCGTGGCGTCAGGGATGGCGGTGATCTGCGCGAACTCCTGAACTCCGCTCGCTACCGTATCGACCGTGACGAATGAACCAACTGTGAATCCGACGCTGGAAAAAACGGCTAGGTTTACAGCAGACCCGGCGACAGAACTTGACGTCATCAGGGTAATCGGGTTCCCCACTGAAAGACCCTGCGCTCCTCCGGCACGCGCCGAACCGAAGAACTCTTGAACATCATCCTGCGAACCTGTGCGGAAGATCAGACCTGTAACACCAGCAAAAACTACAACAGCGCCAGCGGCAGCCGCGTAGTGAAGCGAAAACTCGCCCGTCGCAATCTTCGTGATCGTGAATGCGGTCGCCCCGGTATTGACAATATCAGCGCCGGGCGCGAGAGGAATCAGGCCATCAAATGAAGGGGTATCGGACTCTAGGCTCGCTCTGGTACGGGACATTCGTTTTCTCCTCCCACCGGGTCAATACTTCGCACCGGCACATGGGTTCGTTGAGGATCAATTACTAATAAACTCCGCTGCTGGCTGGCAGCGTTTCTATTTGAAGAGCAGGATCAACTGGATTGATGAGCTTAGGTTCAGGTACGCGCTCCTGTCGGTCGCGCCCTACTTCCTTCGCCCACGCCAGTTCCAGACTCCCGTTAATCGCGCCGTCGATGGAACAGTACAGCCTGCATACCAACCTGCCGTTGTCCCATTCCATATCGTCAATGGGAGCTTTGCGCTGACATCTCATGCAGGTAAAGTAAGGTCCGAGTTGACGTAAGATCATTCGCCCGCCGCCTCTGCCTTCTCTTCCGGCTGTGGTTCGACCTTCGCTGGCTCCTCTTGCTCAGGAACCTTCTCCGGCTGCGGGATAGGCACCGGCGCTACCGTTGCATCCTGGAATTCGGCTGAGTTGATGCCCTGAAGCCGCGACAAGTGCATCGCCAAATAGTCTCTAGCCTCCTGGTGGCTGGCGAAATCTCCCGCCGTTGAGCAAGAGCACTCCGCATGGTAGGGACGATTTTCAACTTTTCCGAACGTGATCTTCGCTACGTGGTGCATAGGTCAACTCGCAATCGTTGGCAGTCCAGTGCCCGGATGCAGAATCTTTCCCTGATTCGCGTCAATGTATTTTCGGATCACGTCCTTCGCCGCTTCCATCATTCCGAAACAGATCACCGCGTTCTGGATCGGCCCTGTGACGTTGAGCGCCCCAGTCACCTGATCGAACGTGATGACCAGTTGCAGCGCCGTCACAGCCATCGGCGGGACGCCCGCATCCTTCCGCGTTGGATTACCGTTTTCAGCCATGTTGTTACCTTAATCCTCTACGGCCCGAAGCTGCCGAACGTTCCGTACCAGGTCGTAGCTCCCACGGAAAATCTCTGCGTGCTCAAGAACAGCAACACCTGCGTCGCAAAGTCGTCGTCAGTCTGCGCCATGATCGGCTCGCGTTCGTAGAATTTCATCTGATGGCCCTCTTTCTCGGCAATCAGGAACCATGCGCTCGCGCTCGTCAAGTAGTTCAATTCCAGACCTTGCAGGTTATCGGCTTGCAGCGCATTCAGTTCGTTGTCGTTGGTGTAGGGCTTTCCCGGAGAACCGAGAATCTCGCGCACGATCCAGCGCAACTCGGGCGGATGAATCAAGTGCCGTGGCTGTACGTGAACGGGGATGCCGCGTCCATCGGGCATTCTCGTAAAAATGTTGATGGCCTGCTGTAGCGCCGTGAAACTCAGGTCCGCGTCCGGGTTCGGACGATTGGGATATGTTCCGCTCGACGTGATGATGTTTGATATGCCGGGCGCCAAGTTCGTTGCTTCCGCGCCGCCTAGCAACGGCTGCGACGTGTTGAATAGCGAGATTCCAGTATTCGTCAGCAGCGTCGTGCCGCCCAGATTGAAGATCGACGCCGACACGGCTTCGCGTCCGAACAGCGCCGAACGTCCATGCGCCTTCGGTATTTGCCGGATGATGCCGTACTTGTCGTCGGCGATCAGTTGCCGCGTGGCCTGCGAAAGAAGCCCGTACTGGAGATGCACGTACTTCTTCGTTCCGCCCTGCACGATGCCGTCCGCAATCGGTCGCGTCCCTTCCGGCATTTCCGGCATCGGGCCGGTCCCGGACAATTCGTAGTCGATCTCATACGCATCTTCCGAAGTCATCTCGTTCAGGTAGTGCGTGTACTGCGGGGAGCGTTGCTTAAGATCGAAGAATTGCACGAAAATATGACGCATCCCAGGAGCCAGCAGTGGCGGGAAGTTTGCGCGGCTCATTTGCGTATTGAATGGAATTTTTCTACCTCCTGTGGCTGCTAATTATTTTTAGTCAGTCCACTTATCACGCGAACAATTGCGCTGCGCCGTTTTGGATCGTGAAGAACACATGGCCGCCAACAGTGCCGATCGCTTCAAGCGGAGAAATGGCAACGATGTTCACCGTGTTGGTCTTGTTGGTATCCACAAACCAGAAGTTATTGCCGGGGTCTTTCGTCAAACCAGCGAGCGTTCCGACTTGAGTTTGAGCCGTCGCCACCGGAGTGTTCGTCGCGCTCGTTCCCAACTTGGCGATAAACACCGTGCCTGGTGCGGCAAGCCAGAAACGCAAGCGGCCATCAGACATGGGAACCATAGGCGGGGTAATAACTGCTGACGCCTGATTAGGATTCGCCGCAAAATTCCCGACGACGGAACCAATTCCCAAGATCGGCGAGAATCCTACAGGAGCGCCGCTGCCCGTTGCGCCGAGGTTGTTGCCAGCCTCCATCGCTATACCGGCGATTCCTTGCACAACTGTCGCGCCATCCCACGCTTGCAGCCCGCCGTCCGCAGCCTTGACTTGCACAGGCGTGCCAATAACGAAGGTCTGTCCAGCTTCTTCGATTTGATAGCCGACAGCGAAACTCACAGCCCCGCCGAGATTCTGTACTGGAAAAATTGCATCCGCGAAATTACTCACGAGACTTTACCCCCTCGTTTTGTTGATCGAATCCTTTGACACCACACTCGCGTTCCCGCGAATCTGCCCGTCAGCTAAATCCTTTGCCGCGTCGCTCACTACTGCCCGTGCGCGGATGTCCTCAATCGGCTCGTCGGTAACCGTCGTTCTCACGCCGGGTATCAGACTTTGCACGCCCATGACTGTCCCGTCGTCGCCCATCGCTTTGCCGCGCGGGTTCATCATCATAATGGCCTGTAGTTGCTGGCTCTTGCGAATCTCCAACCAACGTTGCTTGGGAACTTTCATCAGTCGCAAGTCGCCGTTGCGAATTTCGTTCGAGAAGCCCTTGTCGTCCTTGCCCTTAATCACGTCGTCCACGGCCATCTGTACGTCTTTGGTCGTGGCGTATTCAAATCCCACGGCACGCAAGCGGTCAACGCGCTCGTGATAAGGGTTCTGCCCCAGACGGTCGAACGCCCAGAAGTATTCCATCTCCCGGTTCAAGCGTTTCTGGATTTGCCCAGCCATTGGAACGTGCAGAGGTCTTGCGGTGATCGAAGGATTGAAGAGTGCGTCCGCTTCTTCGTTCTGCCCCGGACGGTACGATGGAGCCGCTTCCCGGAATTGCTGGACGAATGAGGCCGGTAGTTCCCCTGCCATCAGACCACGCCTTTCTTGATGCTTTCAGCGAACTCTTCGGGCTTGATGCCCAGCTTCGCTAGTTGCTGGCTGGCCGAGACAACCTTGCCAGAACGCGGGTCGGTCCAAGCCATGTCGCCTGCGAGAAAATCATACTGCTGGTTCTCGCCGCCCTTGCCCCCAGCATCCTCTAGAAAGAACTTCTTGTTGTTGCCGTCGAAGCGCAGTCCGCCCGTTCGCGCCGCCTCTCCCACAACCATGTTGACGATGTTCCGGCAATACACGGCGTAGTCGGCCTGTCCCTTGCGGTCGATGGGAGTGTTCTGGAAATACTCTTTGATCTTGGGAATGAATTCGCTAAGTCCTTGCGTGGAAACTTCTCCGAGGATTTCGCCTTCCGTGATGCGGGCGTTGGTGGCAATCGTCAGGGCCAGATGCTTGCGGTTGTTCAATTCCAGCTTTTGCTCGGGGGTAAGTTCCTCGCCGCCTCCGCCGCCATTGTCAGAGCCGTTGTTTCCTCCGCCCTCTCCGGCTGCTTTTTCCAGCGCCTCCCACTTCGTCTTGACAGCGCCTACTTCCTCGCGGATGGGCTTGAGTTTTTCTTCGAGTTTGGCTTCGAGGCTCGTCCCGATGCGGTCGATGAAAGCGTCTAGTTCTTTCTTGGCATCGTCTTCGGTCTGCCCTTCCTTCTTTCCAAACGGCCACGCCATGCGGTTTCCCCTCAGCGCGTAAGTGTCCTACTTTCCTCAACGAAAAGAAACCTAACGTCTATTATTCTTATATAACTGTGCGAGAGGTCTGTTCGTAAGCAGAACTACGATGTAGCGGCGCAATGAGAGGTTCTTGGGCTTTTCTTCGCGTAGTTGGCACTTCAACTCTTCCGGCAGTTCAATCAGGAATGGCGAGCTTTCTTTTTTCATCGCTACTTGTGCGACTGCTGCCATTCTTTCATCTCCTCTTCAAACTCCAGGAGCCGTTCCAGGATCGCCACTTGACCGCGTTGAAAGTTCTGCTCCGCCTGTCCTTCCGGCGTTGGTTTGATCTCATGCACTACGCGATGGGAGAGGTCCGCGTGCAGCAGCCGCAGGTCCGTTAGGAGATTCGCCCATGCCGGGTGTGCTACCAGGGACTGCGCTTGTTCCAGACGGGCGAAACTGCTGGGCCATCTGAACGACTCTTGGATCGACTCCACCCGGCGCTTGACCATTGGGTTTCGCTCCTTCTTCTTCCGGGAACTCCACGTCAGGAATGTATTCCTCCGGTTGGTCGGACAGATTGAAGTCCCGCACGATCTGCTGCATGAGCCGCGTTCGAGACTTGATGATGCTCACGAGCCACTTCTTATAGAACGGCGGCGCTTGGGCATTCTGCACTGCCTGAATCATGGTCGAGGCTTCTTTGACATACAGCATGGTCGCCTGATTCAAGAGAAGCTCGTTCTGCTTGGTGACTTCCTTGTTGGCGCTGGCCGTCGCCGCGCGAATGGGAATCTTTACGCGACGTTCCAAATAATCCTGCAGCGCCTCGTCAAGCAAACGATCATCCAATCCGAAGAGCGATCCTTTTCTTCCGAGGCCCATAGCCCCATACATGTCAGTAAGCAGCCCGAATAGCTTGACGTGAGCGTGTCGGAAATCACTCGTTCGGTGAGCCACGCGGGTATTCGAATCTTGCATGACGGCGAGCGTCCCCATGCTTCCGTATTGCGCATTGCGCCCCCTTCCCATCAATCCGCCCGCGCCCTGCCCCGCCACAGCCGGACCCACGCCCGCCCGCTCCCGCGCCTGCTGGATCATGGCCGCTTCGTTCTCCAGCGACAGGCTTCCCATCATTGGATTGCCCACGTCGTAGTGCTCGAACTCGTCCTTGTTGAACGGAACTGCCGCGCCGGGGAATATCTTAAAGTTTCTGTCAATGTTCTTGTTCATCGGGCTGGCACGATTGATGCCCAGCATTCCCCAAGTGATCGCGTCCGTGCGCTGGTTCTTGGCCGTGCTGATCTCTTCCTGCGAATACTTCAGCATTGACGCATAGCCGGTGCCGTTCATGCCTTTCTCTCCGCTCGACAGCCGCGTGCGCACCACGGGAATCTGGTTTTCAGGGATGAAGTTGAACACCTGGTTCATCACCGTTTTTGTCTCGTAATGAAACCACGCAATCAGGCGGAACTTCTTGTGATTGTGATACCAGTAGAAATAGCACTCTTCGATGTCCCACTCGGCGAGAACCTTGTCTTCGCTCGCGTCGCCCGTGCCCTTCGTCTTCTCCGCTTTGCGCCGCGTCTCGTCAGGGCCGTAACGGTCGGGATGCCCGAGAATCAAAGCGACCGAGCCTTTCTTGTAGAGACCCTTGAACTCGCGCTCTTGCAGCATCCGTCGCGTCAGCGTCACCTTGCGCGAGAAGAAGTCGGAATCTTCCGGCGTATCCACTTCTGGATCGTAGAGCGTGTCCTCATCCCGTAAGTTCAGCACACGCGGACCTTCGTACAGCGTGGCCTCTTCAAAGTTCGATCCCTTCGCCGTCTTGTCATAGCCGACAAAGACTTGCTCGACGCGCTGCTCCGGCACGGCGCATATCCAAGCTGTCCCCAATTTTGCTGAATCGCTGAACCAGATGTTCTCCCGATTCCACAGGTCCAGCTCGTTCGGCTCGTAGGCGAAGTAATCCATCGCCTGTTCGAGTATCTTCGACTTCTTCGCGTTGTTTTCGATTTCCTGCGGGTCTTTGGACTTCGTGAAGTAGCGATAGAGAGCGATGGGAGCCGTGGCCCAGATAATTCCCATGACGCGAGCCGCCAAATCGTCCGTGGCTTCGCCTACGATTTGATGGACGAGATTCGCGCAGTTCTCAAACGGCCACGACTTCTTCTCTTCCTTCGGTCTGCCCTCCGCGATGAGCCGCCACTCGGGTACCAGTTTCTTGTGCCGATTCTCTAGTTGCCTTCGTCGCGCGCGGATTTGCTCGTACAGCCAAGTCTTGATGGCTTCGTCCACGTCCTTTGAGAACGAAGTCTCACGCATTTCAAATTTACGCTTGCTGCGATAGCTTAATTTCGGGGTTTGCTCAGGAGCGATCTGCGGGAGCGTTGCCAAAGGTTACTCCTCGTCGTCTGCGTCTGAATTATCCGGGCCGTATTCGTCGTCTAGCATCTCGTCCACAACGGACTCAGGGAACTCTTCTTCCGTGGCGATTGACTCTTGTGGCATCACCTCAGTATCCCCCAGGCCCCGCTTCCCGCGAAGCGAACGCCTCTTGCTGCCCCGCAAACCACTTCATTGCGTTCTTGTCCCGCACCATGTTCAACGTCTGCGGAACGTAACCCAACGTGTCCAGCACGTCCTTCAACCCAGCGGGATAACTATTGTACTCACTGATGAATGCCGTTTGGCTTCGGTGGCACCAGAACTGTCCGTTCTTGAACATCGGCTCTTCCGCCTCGATGCGGTTCGTCTTTGCATTTTCGGAATTATCATACGGCAATTCGTTCACGTAAATCGGTCTTTTCTCCTTGGTGTTCCGCTCGTCAAGATAGAACTTCATCAAGTTCTGCGCCGCGACCGTTTCCAAATACGCCTCGCGCATTCCCCAGCGGTGGCCGATCTCGTAATACTTGTCCACCAGCACCGAGTACTGCGTATTCTGCGCCCACACTTCCAGCAAGTACAGTCTGTCATCTTCGGGATTCCAACCCACAACCAGGATGACGTGATTGCAGCGGCTTTTCTTCTTGGCATGATTGAGGTCCACGATCATGCGCCGATGCAGCACGCCCGCCGGCACATCCTCAATCGTCTGTCCGTTGTAGACTTCGTGCTCAATAAGAAGCTGGTTTCGTAAATCTTCCAAGTCCAGGTCAGGCCGAGATTGCTTGAAGCGAAAGTACTTCAGCCACTCTGGTTTGAAGATGCACTCTTCCGGCAGCACGCTCTGATTCAGATAGAAGTGCGCATAGTCGTAGGTGCCGATGTCAGCCCGCTTTTGCGCCAGACGAACCATTGACCATTCTTCGGGAAAGATTGGCTGATTGGCTGGATGACGTTTGCAGCAACCGCCCTCCGCTGAGTGTGTCTCAAATGTGAATTGCTTTTGATTGGCCTTGATCCAACTGTTCAAGTCGGCGTGCCCCCAGCGGTTCCCGATGACGAGTTGCCGACCGATGCTTGACGCGTCAAAGGCCGCAGTATCAAGGCGGGTGGTAAGCTGGCGGTGCCATCGAATAAGACCTTCCAATACTCGACCATCACCATGAAGCATCGACTCCTGCGCAGCACGCCCCATGTTGTCATCCTGAATCGTGGAGTCCGGGTGGATTCCTTGCAGAGCCTGACCAACACCGCGATACTCAAACGTCCCAGTCGTAGCGTCAATGTTGGCGGCTCCCTTCATCCGCTTGTGAAACTTGCTGTGATCGTTCCAGGTTACTGTGTTCGACGGAAGAATGTCCTCAAACACATGCCTGAAACGGTCGTTCTGCTGGTAGTGCTCATCCACTTCCTTGCCCATGTCGATAGCCCGGCCTTCAATCTCATGCGTCACGAGCGTGCGGGTGTTCTGGTCGTGCGCGAACTTCATCCAGCGTATCCACGCATCGTCATAACCAAGCTCGCGCATGAGAAATTCATCGCGCTCCGTGAACGGCAGCGCCCACCACATGCTTAACCCGATTCCGATGGTCGTCTTGAAATGGCCCATCGGCTCTTCAAGGACCAAGTGCAGGTCTTCCTTCTCGACGGACTTGCACATCTGCCAGTGGAGTTTCGCCAGGCGGGTCTTGCGCAGAACGTAGTTGTTGAAGAAAAACAGTTGACCGAGTGCGTTCAGGCGTACTGCGTCTTTGTAGGCTGTGGGATCGTCAGTGGGGATCGGCAATACGAGCCATTTCACGCCGCTGTCCCTAGTGCCGCCGACTTCTTTACACGACGAAGTTCAAGGTGGCCGCTGATCTTCGCCAGCACTTCCGACTCGCGCAAGATGACGATGGTGATTTGCACAGGATTTCCTTGCATGTCCTCCGCCGTCAGATCGTAAGCATGGCCCGCGAAGGAAGGATAGATTACCGACTGCCCGCGCTCGAAATGCGTCACTTCGTTCCCGATACTCGCTATCGTTCCCGTCGTCGGTCTGCGCTCGCTCGCGTCCGGCACGATGATCACGCCGCCCTTACCTTCACAAGCGGGACAACGAACGAGACCTCTTCCTTCGCAGTGGGAACATTTGACCTTAAGATCGTCGGCAAGATCACGCTTGCGCCAGTTGAAACCAAGTCCGCTACATTCGGGACAAATAACGTGCGAAACTTGATTGATGACGTTCTTGCCGCCGCACACCGTACACTCGTACCCACTCACAAACGGGTCTTGCACAATCAGCAGGCGATCCGCATGAGCCTGCATCGTCATGGTCCCAAGTTTCAGGACGTTCGTTTCCAGCGCCGAAGCCAAATCTATCTCAGGCACGTCAGTTTTTCCTCGATGCCGCGAATCGTCAGCGTTGCCATCGTCTCACTTGTAGCATAAGTCTCATTCGTCGCATAAGTGGAAGAAATCATTCCTCTACGATCTCTCCGTCGATAATCTCTTCGCTGTCTTCATCGCCCGCAAACGCCGCAATGCGCTTTAAGCTCTCGGTTGCTTCTTTCTTTTCAGTGGCCGTCAACGTGTGAAGAATCTGTCCGCTATGCTGAATTTCTTGCGCGGGCATTCCCAGTTTGTACTGCAACAGCGTGCGCCAAATACCCACTGCAATCTCCGCCGACTTCAAACGAGCGGCCCAGTTAATCGTCTCGCGTGAATCAGTCACAACTCCTTCATGCGCAAAGAACTTAGTCTCCATCGCTTCACGCGCTGGATGAGTCATCAAGCGGCAAGCGAATGCTTCAAGACCGCCCGTGTCACCGCCCTTCGCCAAGCGGTTCTCAATCCGGCGCACGAAAGCCCGAACCTCTGGAAGTTTGCTCTTGCTGCCTATAGGACGCGCCATAATATGTTAATGGGAGTTATAGCGTAGTTTTTTTGCGGTTTCCATAGGTACTATCGGGGTTGTTGCCAAACGTCGCTCATCTTGAAACTTCAGCCCCGCGTCCCTCATGCAGGCACCAACCTGCCTGCCGGCGAGGCAGGTCGCTGCTGAGGCTTGGCCGGTTTGCTTGCGTGATATGTTTCCAGCGTGGCCTCAATGCACTCCGCGCAACAGATATATCCCCGCTTGGCCTTGCGAATACAACACCGCGTACAAATCCTCTGCAATCTACACTTTGCACGCAATTTGCGCTTGTATTGCCTCTGGTAAGCAGTCGCATTTACAGGGTCTCGCCCCATGTTCCAATTATGCACATCCAAAAATCTTTGTCAATAGCTCATTTTGTGCTTGACAACAATTTGCGGATTGTATATTCTCTGTGCATGGAGACCAACACAATGACCTACCAAGAGCGGTATCAAGCAACAACGACCTGGCAAGCGCGGCACATCGCCAAGGACATGATGGAACTGCACGAGAACGAACAAGTCAGCGAGCAAGACGAAATCAAGCTCCAGATCGCTGAATACGCTGATGCAAATGACATGCCGTTTCACGTCGCAGCAGCGATTTGCAGGCTCGAAGGCAAGCGGCTGATTCAGAAATCGTAACTTTGTGAGCACCCATCTCCAGACCTGCCCGCTGGCAAGCAGGCCGCTTGGAGGGTGCCGTACAGCAAAATGTGTAGCCTTAGCGGGGGAACCCGTCGTTTACCTGACAGGAGGGAGCGGACAGTGAGCAAATCAAAGTTGCGCAACCTGCTTTTTGTATCTATCAAATCCGATGGTGACGAAGGCTGGCTTTCAGCAAATGAGTTGCCTGAAGATGCGATTGAAGATAATGGGCCTACGCTCGTCGCCACCTACAAACTGGTAGGCAAGCGAACGCTTATCAGGGCCATGCAAGAAGTCCCCAAAAAACGGCGGAAACGGTGAGTGCGCTCCCACAAGCCTTAGAGGAGCTTCATCGCCTACTCGCCGCCGCCAAGCGCAACGGAGTGCAATCCCTCGTGCTGCTGCGCCGCAACCAGATTGAAGTGCTGGAGAATCGCTTGCTCTATGAGACTCAACAAACGTACTTTGCCAATTTGGAGAAGTTATCTCAATGACCGCCGATTGGAGGCTCTGAAATGAGCGAAATACCAAAAGTCGCCTATCACAGCGTCGAGATCGAATACCGCGAATCAGAAAATAAATGGTATTTTGAACTGCGCGGACGCGAACGGTCCGCCCATACGCTGAAAGACGCAAAGGAAATTATTGACAAGCCGGAGCCAAAAGAAAAATCCACGTTCAAGCGCGTCAACGCTATCCGCATCGGCTATTCGCCAAATGACATTGAATTCATTGAAGTCACCTCCATCGCCGAAAAAGGCCGATACGACAGGGAAACATCTTTTTGGACCGTGGCTAACGGTAACAGACAGAAACGCGATGGACGCAGCATTTATAGTGACAACGAATTCAACCGCGCCGTCGTCGCCAAAATCCAGTCGCTTGCCAAAGAAATTGAAACCCTCGAAAAACAGCAAAAAGAATTAGTTCAGTCCATGTCGCATCTGGAACTGGACCTGAAAGCAGAGGCTAAAAATGCGTGAGTCCGATGTCATCAACTTTGAGCGCCGCCAGTCCCGCCTCACCCGCCAGCGGGCCGTCAACGTGCTGTGGGACATACTCGGCATCCTGGCCGTTATCGCTCTGGTGTACGCCGCTGTCGAATGGGGGAAATAACGTGGACGAAAGCAAGCTAGAGCCAACATTCAGTATGCCTGGACCGGGAGGATCGCTTGGAAAGTGTGCTCTATGCGGCGATCCGTTTTTTTACGAAGTCT